GCGCTGGTCCTGCTCGACGTGGACGCCGAGCCCGTGTGGCGCGACCCGGAGGTCAACGATGACAGCAGCAACGCGCAGGTCGTCGCCACCCTCGTATCCGCTGGAATCCCCTGGCAGATCGCCGTCAAGAAGGCCGCCGGGTGGACCGACGAGGACGTCGCCGAAGCCGAGCGGGTCACGTCACAGGCGACCACGACGGCCAACGCCTCCGGGCTGGCCCTGCTACAGGCGTTCGACCAGGCGAACCCCGTCGAGGCCAACCCGACCCCCCAGCCGTAGCCCGACGTGTACCGGCCCAGCCCGTCCATCCCCCCTGGCCTGCAACCGGGCGACTGGAACAGCACCGTCAAAGCGATGCAGGATGAGGCCGACCGGCTCGCCCGGTCACTGCTGGCCGGTGACACGGTGCCCAAGGACATACAGACCAGGGCACTGGCGCTACAGGCCACGATGGGGCGGCTGTCGGGCGGTGACGCGGCCCAGTTGGGGGACGGCCTGTTCGCCAAGCACCTCGCCCCCCAACTGGCGGGGTCCTACGCCAGCCTGTCCGACGCCCTGGTAGAGCACGGCGAACTTGCCGCCGAGGACCTGCGACGGTGGCTGGCCGACAGCGGCTACCGGATGACCCCCAACGTCGGGGCCATCGAAGCGGCGACCCGACGGGGTCAACAGGCCATGCTCCACGACTGGTCACGGCTCACCGCCGACACGAGGGCCAACGTCGTGACCGCCGTGCAGCGGGGCATCGTGACGGGCACCAACCCTCGGGAGGCCGCCCGGCTGCTGGCCCAGCAGGTCGGGGAGGCCGGGGGCATCGGCTACAAGCGTGGCCTACTGATCGCCCGCACCGAGTTCGCTGACGTGTACGACGCCTCCCGTATGGCGACCCTCGACGGTCTGGGCGACGCGGTCAAGGGGTGGCGCTACCGGGCGCAGCCCGACGCCTGCCCCGTCTGCCAGGTGCTCCACGGCCTCGTGTTCCCCAAGGACCAGCAGCCCGACCGCCACCATATGTGCCGGTGCATCATCATCCCGGTCCTGGCCGACGACGACGTCGGTGTCGGGGAGTACGAGCCGGGGCAGCAACGGCCCCGTAGCGCCGTCGAGTCGCAGGTGCCCAAGGCGTGGCTGCCCCTGCCCGACGACCTGCGAACCATGCTCGCCAAGCGTGACAACCCCAACTGGCGGCCATCGTGGACCATGCGGAAACCGGGCGACGGGACACGACTGACCCCGGTGGTTCCCACACCGCAGCCCCCCAAGCCCGGCCCCGTCTACCGGCCCGACACCATCGTCGGGGACAGCATCGACAACGGGGTCCTGCGGGTGGACTACGACGACGGCTACACGGCGTACTACCGTCGCACCAAGGCCGACGGGGTCGAGATGAGCGAGGACCAGGTCGAGTGGGAGCCGATGCTCAAGCCCGGCGACCGGGGGCGAACCCTCATCACGGCGTTCATCCGTGACAGGCTCGACGGGGCACCGGTCCTCAAGAAGCCGACCCCACCACCACCCCCACCACCACCCCCACCACCCAAGCCCAAGCCCAAGCCGAAACCGGCCCCGGCCCCCAAGCCGAAACCGGCCCCGGCCCCCAAGATCGGCACGACCCCCCTGTTCCCGACCCCGCCCGAGATTGTCAAAGCGGGAGTGGACAAGGACGGGACGTGGATCAAGGTCGGCCAGAACCATCCCGGCCAATACAAGATCGTCGGCAAGTGGCCCGACCTGGTCGCCCGGTTGCAGGCCACGTTGTTGCGGGCACCGATACCCGACGGCCCAGCCCGGCAGGGGGCCAACCCTGGCCGCTCAAGCACGGGGCCAGACCGCGAGGACTACCTGGTCAACTGTCAGCGGGTCGTCCACGCCACCGAACTGCGAAGGCGGGGCTACGACGTCAAGGCACGCCCCAACACCAGGGAACCCTCCGACCAGTTCGGGGGCGGCGTGCCGACCGACCGACGATGGACGGGCAACTGGGGAAACGTCTACAGCCACAGCATGTGGACCGACCCCCGTACCGGGCTACCGCCGATGCGGATGACCGGGCGACTGGCCCTGACACGGGCGGCCAAGGACTGGCCCGTCGGTGCTCGGGGCACCGTGTCGTTCTCGTGGAAGAACGGCGGTGCCCACATCGTCAACATTGAGAAACGGGCCAACGGGCGGCTCTACATCACCGAAGCGCAGGTGATGAACACGACCGACAAGGTGTGGGACCAGCACCTCTACTCGAAACTGTGGGATGAAACCAGCATCACCGTGGTCAGGCACGACCACTGCGAACCGAACTGGGACGTCATCGCCTGGCTCGACGTCGTCGAACCCGCCTAACCGTCAGCGACCATCGCGTCAGCGATAGGGCCGACAAGGACCTCGGCAGCGGTCCCGTCGATCAGCGACACCTCAATACAGGAGTCCGACGGCAGCACCGACCCATCCTCAAGGCTGACCAGGTTGTAGCGCGCCCACGTCGGGGACGTCGCGGCCAGCGCGATACCGACGCCCGGTGGTTTGACCAGGCGGGCGAACTGCTCCGCTGCTTTGAGGCTGATCGTCATAGGGGCAGTGTACGAGCCGACCCCCCGACCCGGCAGGACGCGATCTGCGACCCGGTTGCCCCACCCCCACCCAACCACCCCACCCCGCGCCGTGGCCGACGTCTACGGCCCGTATAGGCGAGGCTGACGGTACTGTTGCCGCAACTGATACCAACACCAGCCGAAAGGCGCTACAGTGAGTGACGAAACGACGGGGCAGGCCAGCGGTGAGCAGGCCGACCCGGAGGCTGCACAGCCAGACACGGTCAGCGGTGAGCAGACCGAGAAGGACGACGCCGAGGCCACGCCCGAGCCGTCCGAGGACCCCCAACTCAAGCGGTGGCGCACCGAGACACGCAAATGGGAGCGTCGCTACCGGGAACTCAAAGCGGAAATGGACGACCGCGTGCCCGTCAGTGATCTACAACGGGCACAGTCGGAAGCCGCCACCGCGCAACTAGAGGCGATCCGATACCGGGTCGCCCTAGAGCAGGGGCTACCGGTAGAGATAGCCATGCGGTTGCAGGGCGACACCCTCGACGATCTGACCAAGGACGCCGCAACACTCAAGGCGCTCCTGACCCCCACCAACGGCACCCCGGCGATGAAGGCGGGGGCCGCACCAGACAGCGCACCGACCGGGACCACGGCTGAGGACGCGCTGCGGGCCGCCCTCGGGCTGGCCCCAACGAGCGGAAGGTAGAACTCCAATGGCAGGTGTGGACCGTACAGCAGCGGCGTCACTGTTCGAGGAACTGGTCGCCCCCAATGTGGTGCAGCAGATGACCCGGCAGAGCGTCGCCCTACAGACGCTGCCCGTCATCAGCATGGGCAACCAGACGACCCGTATCCCCGTCCTGGCGGCGCTCCCGACCGCTGCGTTCCTCAACGCAGACCAGGCCGAGAAGCCGCAGTCGTCGGTGGCGTGGGACAACAAACTGCTCACCGCCGAGGAAATCGCGGTCATCGTGCCCATCAGTGAGACGGTCCTCGCCGACGCGACGATCAACGTCACCGAGAACGTGACTCGGCTCATCGGCCAGGAACTCGGGCGGGTCCTCGACTCGGCGGTGTTCTTCGGGACCGGTGCCCCGGCGACCTACCCGACCGGTGGCATCTTCGGGACCGCCAACACCGCAGGCCAGACGGTCGTGGCGACCGACGACCCCGCCGTGGACATGAACCTCCTGTTCGGTCAGTTGGAGGCGCTGGCGTTCGACCCGACCAACGTGTACGCGGGCCGTGCCTACAAGTCGTCGCTGCGCGGCCAGGTCAGCACCACCAACGTCCCCGTCTACCTGCCCGAGCAGGGCGCGGGATCGTTCGGGTCGATCTACGGCGTGCCCCTGTCGTACCCGATGGGTTGGGACGGCACCAAGGCCGACGCCCTCGCGGTGGACCGGATGGGTGCCATGATCGGGCTGCGCCAGGACGTGTCGATCAAGATTCTCGAAGAGGCGAGCCTGACCGGGTTCGGCAACCTTGCCGAGAAGGACAGCATCGCCGTCCGCGCGGTGATGCGGGTCGGGTTCCAAATCGCCAACCCGGTCACCGTCGAGACGGGCGAGCAGCAGTACCCCGTGGCGGCGCTCACCCCCAAGCCCGACGTCCGACGCGCCAAGGCGTGACGGGCTGACAACTGCGACAGGGTAGGCCGACAGGAGGGAAAGCCATGACCGACGACAAGGTGTTGCGGTGGATGCCGCAAGACATGCCCCTCGGTGACCGGCTCGACTACCTGGCGGCCTACCCTGACGACCCCCATATGGCGGCGGCGGCAGCGTGGGAGGACCACGCCGCCACGTTGCAGGACACCGACGGCGGCACCGTCGGCCTGGCCGGGGTCGTCAGCGTCTCTACCGGGGCGCAGAGCGTGTCCTACGGGGCCGACGGTGCCGGGTCAGGGTCACGGGGCGACGCGCTCCGTCGGGCGGCCTGGCACCGCAAGCGGGCACGGCTGCGCGCCGTCCCCCAAACCCCCAGCGACACCGTCTGGTTCCCGCCCACCGGCGTGGACGAGGACGACCAGCCATGATCGTCCTGGCCACGTCGTCGGTGATCGTCCACACCGTCGAGAAGGGCACCGACGGGCACGGCTGGGCGACCTCGACCGTGACCGGGGTGCGGTGGGTCGGTCGGGGCAACCTCCAAGTCAACCAACCGACCGGCGACACCCGCGCCAGCGACCGGGGCGGCGCTGGCCCCAACGACCCCCGCATCGTCATCACCGGCAACCTGTACCTGCCGCCCGACGCCGACGTGCAGGCGGGCGACCGGGTGACCGTGGACGGGCAGCGGTGGCGGGCCGAGACGATACAGCCGACCCTCGACCCGACAATGGCTGGGCTGGACACCCTGACGGTCATCGTGACCAAGGTGGCCGCATGACCGCGAAGTTCCACGTCGTCAACTGGACCGAGTTCAACCGGGCGTGCAACAAGGCGCTCGACATTGCCTCGGCCTACGTCCTACAGCAGGCGCTAGAGTTCGTGCCCCGGTCAGAGCGACAGCCCCCCAAGGACCCCAGCGGTCCCGTGACCGGCAACCTCGGCAACAGCCTGACCATCGCTGAGGCGACCAGCCTGTCCGACCGCAAACCCATGCGACTGATCGGCACTAACGTCCACTACGGCGTGTATCAGGAGTTCGGCACCCGCAACATCCCGCCCCGCCCGTTCCTGGGACCGGCCCTAGAACTCGCCAGGAGGCGCTATGGGTAGCCGGGTGGACGTGGAGGCATGGTTGCGCGGGGTCGTGCCAGACACCGTCAGATCGACGATATGGGCGTTCGACGGGCAGGCCGAGTGGCCGTACCGAGTCCACCGCACCTCATGTCAGATCGACGTGCGGGGCGACACCAAGCAAACGGCCTGGCAAGGTGCCGACCAGGTCATGCGGGTCCTGTTCGACGACCCGACCCCACCCCCACCACCGGGCGGGGTCATCAGCGGCATCGACC